TTCACAAGGACATCACCGCTCTCTCGATCTACGCCAACCAGCTGATCGAGAAGGCCAAGAACGTGATGCACGGCGTGATCCGTGAGGTTAGCCTTGTGCTGGCCGGCGCGAATCCTGGCGCGTTCATCGAGAACATCAACCTCGCCCACGGCGACGGTTACCGCACGCTTGAAGATGAAGCCATCATCTACAGCGGCGAGGAACTGGAACTCGCGCACGCGGCAAGCACCACGGTCATGCCGCCCAAGAAGGTTGAGCCCAAGCCCGACAGCCCCGCGGGAGTCACGCCGTCGGCTAGCAATCCCGACCCGGACAAGGACGGGGACAACGACCTCTTCGACCCGGCGGATGGCGGCCTCGGCCCCGACGCCTCCGTCGCCGACGTCATCAATACCATGACCCCTGAGCAGCAGAAGGTCATGTACGGGCTTGTCGGCGCTGCCATGGCGCAAGACGCCACCAATCCTGACAACCCCGACACCATCAACCATGACCAGAAGGGCGACGACCCAGTGGCACGTAACGTCTTTGACAAGACCGGCGGCAAGGACGGCAATGCTCTCACCGGATCGGTCCTCTCGCACGAGGACGTCCGTGGGATCTTCGCCGCGGCGCACAAGTGCGGTTCGCTGAAGGAAGCGGCCGAGGAGTACGCCCTCGCGCACGGCATCAACGACATCAGCACGCTGTTCCCGTACGACCAGGCCGTCACCGACACCCCCGAGTGGATCTCACGGAGGATGGAGTGGGTCCAGGGTGTGCTGACCGGCACCCGCAAGACCCCGTTCTCCCGGATCAGGAGCTGGACCGCCGACCTGACCCTGCCCGAGGCCCGTGCGAAGGGTTACGTCAAGACCAACATGAAGAAGGAGGAGTACTTCTCCGTCGCCCGGAGGATCACGACTCCCCAGACCATCTACAAGAAGCAGAAGCTCGACCGCGACGACATCCTGGACATCACGGACTTCGACGTGGTCGCCTGGCTGCAGACCGAGATGCGCCTCATGCTGGACGAGGAGCTCGCGCGCGCCGTGCTTGTCGGCGACGGCCGTGAGGTTGACGACCCCGACAAGATCAGCCCGACCAACGTGCGTCCGATCCTCGGCGACGACGAACTGTACGTCACCACGTTGAACGTGGCCACGGCCGACATCACCACTACGTCGGACAAGATCGTGGACGCGGTCGTGATCGGCATGCGCAACTACAGGGGCAGCGGGAATCCGACGCTGTACACCACCCTGCCGTACCTGTCGAAGATGCTGCTGGCCAAGGACACCTTGAACCGGCGGCTCTACCCGACCAAGGTTGAACTGGCCGCAGCGCTTGGCGTCTCTAACGTCGTTGCCTGCGAGGCGCTCGAGGCCACGCCGGGTCTGATCGGGATCATCGTCAATCTGCAGGACTACACCGTCGGTGCCGACAAGGGCGGCGAGGTGTCGATGTTCGACTTCTTCGACATCGACTACAACCAGTTCAAGTACCTGATGGAGACCCGCGTCTCGGGTGCCATGACCAAGTACAAGGGCGCGCTGGTGGTCATGGAGTTCACCGGTGCCGGCGGTACGCTGCCTGACCCGACTGCGCCGACCTTCGACGAGACCACCGGTGTCGGCACGATCCCGACCACCACTCACGTGACGTACGTGGTCGTGAATGACAGCGACGGCACAGAGGGCAGCGCCCTGACGGCAGGTGCTCAGACGGCGATCGCGTCCGGCGCTTCCGTCCACTACCGTGCCAAGGCGGCGTCGACCTACGCGTTCGTGGACCAGGCCGACACCGACTGGACCTTCACCCGCACGTCGTAACCACCCCGCACTATGGCGAAATTCCGCGGGGTTATAGGATTCGCGGAAAGTCAGGAGACGGCTCCAGGCGTCTGGCAAGATGTCATGTCTGAACACACATATAGCGGTGATGTTGAGCGTGATATCGGACGCGTGGAGCCGTCTGGGGACAAGGTTAACAACGATGTCGCTGTTAACAACGCTTTCAGTATCCTGGCTGACGCGTATGCCACCAACAACATCGTCGGGATGAGGTATGTCAAGTGGAACGGGGCCAACTGGAAGATATCTAGCGTAGAAGTCAGGCGGCCCCGCCTCGTCTTGAACATCGGAGGACTCTGGGATGGGAACACGGCTTGAGCTGCAGACCCTTCTAGAGGGCCTTCTCGGAGCGGCACATGTTTACTTTCAGCCGCCTGAGAATGTCACGATGGTATACCCGGCCATCGTTTACAACCGGGATTACCAGGGCGTTCAGTACGCGGACAGCATTCCGTACAACCGTACTTTGCGCTACCAGGTGACGGTCATCGACAGGGATCCCGACAGTCTCATACCTGACAAGATCGCTGAGTTGCCGTTGTGCAGATACGTCCGGCACTTCGCGACAGACAGCCTCAATCACGACGTCTACGACGTGTATTACTAAGGAGAACAGAGCGTGAATGCTCTTGTGTGGGACGACACCGGCGATCGCGTCTTTGAGACGGGCATTGACCACGGTGTTCTCTACCCGCTGAACCCCTCGAGCGGTGCCTACGACACGGGCGTCGCCTGGAACGGCCTGACGGGCATTAAGGAGAAGCCTGCCGGCGCGGCTGTCACTAAGTCGTACGCCGACAACATGGCCTACCTGAGCCTTCTGTCCGCTGAGACCTTCGACCTCGAGATCGACGCCTACACCTACCCGACGGAGTTCGGCGCCTGCGACGGCACTGTCAGCCCGAGTTCGGGCGTTGTGATCGGACAGCAGGGCCGCCAGACCTTCGGGATGAGCTACCGCACCAAGATCGGCAACGATGTCGAGTCCATGGACCTCGGCTACAAGCTGCACCTGGTGTACGGCGGCCTCGCCGCTCCGTCAGAGAAGGACTACGCGACCGTCAACGACTCGCCGGCGGCCGTGACGTTCAGCTGGACGGTATCCACCGTGCCGGTTCCCGTCACCGACCTCAAGCCGACTTCGCTGATCACCATCGACTCCACCAAGGTGAGCGGAACCGACCTGGACGCTCTCAACCAGATCCTGCACGGCACCGACGGCGTGGATCCTGCGCTGCCGCTTCCCGACGCGATCATCGCCCTGTTCTCCGGAACCGTCACCGTCGTCACGACCGTGGCTCCGTCCTTCAACCCGACCGGCCACCTCGTCACGATCCCAACAGTGACCGGCGTGACCTACTGGATGGACGGCGTCATCGTCACTGCCGGCACGCACGCCATCACCGAGGACAAGGTCATCAGGGCAACGGCCAACGACGGCTACGTGTTCTCGGCGCTGTCGGTCGACGCCTGGCACATCGTCTACTCGTAGACCCAGATCTGCAGAAAGAGCCAGAGAATGCTCCAACTAACCATCGGAAAGAACGAACTCTTCAATGAGTTGACGAATTCGTTCGTAGACTCAGAAGGAACTGTTCTCGAGTTGGAGCATTCTCTGGTCTCACTGTCAAAATGGGAGTCAAAATACGAGAAGCCCTTTCTTGGCTCTCATAAAAAGACGGATGACCAGGCTCTCGATTACATCAAGATGATGATCATAGGGCCTGAACCTCCTCCGGAAGTTTTCCTCAAACTTAGTAACGACGATTTCAACGTGATCAACACTTACATCTCCGCGGAGATGTCGGCAACCTGGTTCAACGAACCAAAGAACATAAAAAACAGAGAGATCATCACGGCAGAGATCATCTATTACTGGATGATTACACTGGGAATTCCATTCGAATGTCAAAACTGGCATCTCAACCGTCTGCTCACGCTCATCAAGGTGTGCAACTACAAGAACGCACCTAAGAAGAAGATGTCCAGGGACGAAATTGCCCAGCAGCAACGGACTCTCAATGAGCAGCGCCGATCTCAGATGGGCACTAGGGGTTAAGAGGAGGAGTTCAAGTGCCGCGTATTAACTGGGACGCCGTTGGCGAGCGTTACTACGAGGCTGGGATAGATCGTGGCGTTCTCTACACGCAGGGCAATGACGGCGTTCCGTGGTCCGGCCTGATCTCCGTCGCAGAGAAGCCGTCAGGCGGTAGTGCTGTCTCGTATTAC